GGACACCCTGGAGATGACCTCCTGGAACGACTGGCCCATGTCGTTCACCACGGCGAGCCGGTCACGGATGGCGTTCTCCTTCGGCTCGTCCAGGATCTCCAGGCCCAGGTTGACTGTGCAATCCGATTTCACCCGGAGACACCGGGCATGGTATGAGTTGTAGTCTGTAATTCGGGAATAGTAGTTGATGAGGTCGCCCCTGTCCTGGGTCATGGGCCTCTCCACAGCGTCGCCCATTTCAGGCTCAGATTGCTTGGATTCTTTCTCAAACCTGGCGACATAAATGACCTTGGCTCCCCCAAAAGGCTTTTTAGCTGTCTCTGCCATTTCAGCCCTCCTCGCTTTTTCTCCAATTTTTCCCCCAAACACAGCCTGTATCCAGAACTTTTTTGGCATATAGCGCTATATGCCACAAACCCTATTGTTTTTCCTCCTGGATAGCCGAAATAATTTGGCCATGGAGCTGAGGGAGCTTTTCAGGGACATCAGGCACTTCAGCCCGGACGAGTTCGACCGCCCCGACATGCTCGACCGGGACGCCCTTCTGCTCCTCGATGCCATGCGCGACAGAGAGGGGGAGCGCAGGCCGATAAGGATCCGGGTGAACGCCGATTTCGCCCTGACCGGCCACTCGAAAAAGAGCCGCCACAGATGCGGCGACGCGTTCGACATCGTGATCCTTGATGCACGAACATCTAAGCCACTGGACGTGGTGGAGCAATTTCTCATGGCTCTCAGGTACACCTGGGGCGGAATAGGGTTTTACCCCTACTGGAACGAGCCTGGGCTCCACGTTGACCGAAGGCCCTGGACAGTCCTTGGCAGGAGGGCCTTGTGGTGGAGAGACAAGGACGGGAAATACAAGGCAGTGGAGGAATACTTCAAATGGGCATCCCCATCATCGACGAGGTCCTAGACCTTGTAGAGACCGGCATCAACAAGATCTGGCCGGACAAGAACGTCAAAATACAGACCCAAGCCGACCTGGAAAAATTCAAGCACAACCTCACCTCTGCGCTCCAAATGCAGATCCTCAAGCAGGCCATGGAAAAAAACAGGCTCCTCTTCCAGGACACGGAAAGCGCCCGCCAGGTCTACATTGAGGAGATCAGGGCTGCCAACGTGCCCAGATGGGCCAGGGCAATCCAGGTGATGGGCAGGCAAGTGGCGCTCTATGGAACGGTGCTCCTTTATCTTTACTCAAAGGTGAGCGCGCAGCTCAAGCTCCCGCCGATCGTTCTCAATGAGCGCGATTACTGGCTCATCGGCACGGTGTTCGTTTTCCTGTTCGGCGCCCGGAGCGTCGAAAAGATACTGGGGAAAGCCTAATAAGCGAAGGGAGAGGAAAAGATCATGCCGAATTTTCTGAAAAACATGAAGATCACCTTCATTTCCCTCGTCAAGAGGGGTGCCAACAAGAGGACGATCATCATCAAGACGGGCGATGAAACTCCAATGTTCACAAGGGAGATCAAGATCCGGAAGGTTGATGAGGAGAACCGCCGGTTCTACTCCATAGTCTATGCGCCGAACGAAGAGGACGCACAGGGCGATTTCTCAACTCCGGAGGAGATCCAGAAGGCCGCCTACGATTTTATGAAAAACTTGCGGCTCCTGAACATCGACCGGGCGCACAGTGAAACGCCGGAGAAGGCGTTCATTGCCGAGAGCTGGCTATTGAGGAAAAACGATCCCCTGTTTCCGGACGAGCGGGAGGGATCCTGGGCCGTCGGCATTGTCGTTGAGGATGAAGGGCTGTGGCAGGACGTCAAAAAAGGCGAGATCAACGCCCTTTCAATGGGCGGGGTCGGAGAAAGGGAGTTCACCCAGGGCATTTCCAAGATATGGGAGCACACTGAGAACCAGATCAGGCACAGGCTGAAAGACACGAGCGCTTTTATCGCCGAGTCGTTCCGGACCATAAAGATATCTGAGAAAAAAGGCGGCATCTTCCTTGTAACCGGAAAGCTGAAGGGCGGGAGCGGCTCCATGGTCGCCCAGTCGCTCCGCTTCACACTCAAGAATGACAACAATCCCAATGGCTGGACAATGGCGGAGGCCAAGAAATGGTACGAGGACCACAAAGACCAGTTTGAAAAATCCTGGGATGAAATGACCGTCTCAAAAGCAGTGCTTGAAGACAATGCCGGCGTTTTGGGCCTGGATTTGGACGATGGGCTCATGCCGGCCATATATAAAGCCCTGGAGAAACTGGGCCTTAAATCGAACAAAAGAGGAGGTGAAGACATGGACGAGAAGGAAACCAAGGAGCTGATCAACAAAGCTATCGAGCCGCTTCAGAAGAAGGTGGATGAGATAGGCAAGCCGTTGACAAAGGAGCAAATGGCCGAAGTCGTCAAAGTGGCCATCAAACCTCTGTCCGAGCGGGTGGAGAAGCTCGAAAAAGTGACCAAGGGGTCTCGGCAGGATGATGACGACATCAAAAAAGATGCTGACCTCGAAAAGCTCGGAGGTGAGATCGCCAAAATGGTCAACGAGGCATAAGCCTCAAAGGCCACGATTAAGATGAGGAGGTGAAAACTAATGACCTTAGATTTTGGAAGGACGGACACCGTCCACACTCAGGATAACTTGATAGCTGGCCCCATGCCGCGCTCGGAGGTAGGCATCGTCCTGGCATCCGGAGAGAACCTCTCAAGGGGCGCCCCTCTTGGCCGGGTCACAGCAACCGGCAAGTACAAGGAATGGGATCCCAATGCCAGTGACGGAACTCAGAATTTCCGCGCCATACTGGCCGAGGACTGCGATGCGTCGGGAGGCGATGAGAACTGCGTCGCCTATTTTTCTGGCCAGTTCAATTACGATGGGATCCAGTGGGATGCTGACAAGCACCAGAAAGACGACAGACTAGACGCGATCCTCGAAGGCCATGACCGCGGGATCTTCATCCTTGGCCACGACATAGGCGTGAGCGAGTCCGCGTGGACTTCAACTTCAACCACAACCACGAGCTCGACATCCACCACAACATCGTCCAGCTCGTCAACCACCACCACGACAGCATAAGCGCTGTCTGGGGAAAGAGATAAGGAGGTGCTATTCAATGGGACTTTTAGACTTTGATGAATTCAAATGGAGAGCCATGACCTCCGCCATCAACCAGATCAAGGCGGCGGCGAGCCTGGTCAAGGATTTGATTTTTCGTGAGTCAAATCCCCAGCCCTCCGAGTACATCGACGTTGATGTCGTTATCGGGGGCCGGAAGATCGCTCCGTTTGTATCCCCGATTCAGGGCGGTATTGTGGTCGAAAAGATGGGGCGTGAGATGAGGTCGATCAGGGCTCCCAGGATCAGGTTGAAAAAGCCTTTCTCCGCCCATGAGCTCCTGACCACTAGGGCACCTGGAGCCGGGTTCTATACGACAGGCGGGTCAGATGCCCAGGCTTACCGGAGGAAAAAGGTCGCCCAGGAGCTCAACGATCTCAAGAACAACCGCATCGCCAACACCCTTGAGTGGATGTGTTGCCAGGCGCTCACCGGGATTTTGTCCTATGAGGGAGAGAACATCTCCTTCCAGGTGGATTACAAGATGCCGTCCAGCCACAAGATCACTTTGACAGGCACCGATCTATGGTCAGATACCACTGACTCTGATCCAATCAAAAACCTGGATGAGTGGTCAAACCTGATCATCAACGCCCTGGGCTTTGGCCCGGATTTGATGATCATCGGAACCAACGTGGCTAATGCTCTCAGGAAGCATGAGGATATCAGGAAGCTTCTTGACAACAGGAGGGAAAACCTCGGTCAGTTGACCTGGAAGGCAACGTCCAACTTCATAGGCAACCTGAACGGGATCGACATCTACCGCTATGGGAGCAAGTACGACGACCTCAACGATACCGAGCAGAACTTCTGGAACCCGAACTACATAGCGCTGGTAGCCACTAGGGCAAGATTCAGCCGGGAATACGGAATGATCCTTGACCTCAAGGCAGGCGCCAGAGTGGTGGGCGAGTATTTCGCCAAGTCCTGGGAAGAGGAGGATCCGAGCAACCTGTGGATCCTGGCAGAGTCGAGGCCGTTGCCGGTCCCCTGGCAGCCCGAAGCCATCGTCTATGCCAAAGTCGTTTAAGCGATGGACCATTATGTGTCAATCATTGACGGAGCGCTCAAGCTCTTTCTGACGGCGTTCCTCGGGGGGATCGGGTTGTGGGCCTTGAAAAGCTACATCAAGCAGAGGACGGCTCTTCCCAAAGCGAAGAACGGGTTTGTGACTTTGGAAGACCTCAAGGCGCACTGCGCGGGGATGCAGGAGCAGTGCTTTAAGAACCTGACCCAGAAAATGGATGCCATAGGCCGCGTTATCGACCAGCGCCTCAGCCAGGGCGACAGGGTATTCGAGGAACACGCGAACAGGCTGCGGGAGATCGAGGGCAACATGATCAGGGTCATGGAAGACCTGAACCAGTTTGAAAAGGGGCTCTGCGACCGGATAGTCGCAGTCATGGTCAAACACCAGAAACAGGGGCCTTAACCTATGGGATTCGCTTCCTTAAACGATGTCCGGCGCATCGGCAACCTTCCCGACAGCACCAAGCTGGACAATTCGGTCCTGGAACCGCACCTGAAATCCGCGGTGAGGCTTCTGACCAAGTGGATCGGCAATTACTCAGGGGCCACGGGGGACAAGAAAGACCGGTGCATAGAGGCCGAGGCCTGCCTGACCATGTATTACGCCCTCCCGGTCCTCAACACCTTTTTCACCCAGGGCATAACGACGCTTCAAAAGGAAATAGGTGAAATGGACTTTCAATTTCACTCTCCCGAGGAGATGGAGGCTATCAGGGAGGCATGGAAAGACCGGGCCATGGATGCGGTCGCTGAGTGGATGTCGCAGGGAGACCGGCATCCCATAGGATGGTACGCAGTATGAGCGCGATCGATGATGCAATAGAGGAGCATGTCAGGGCGAAGGTCCAGAAGGCCTACCCTGAACTAGAGGAAGACCAGGTCATTGTGAAATTTCCGGAGGCCAGGGCCGCTTTCAGCAGGTCCCACAACATGCGCGACAACTCCGGCAAATGGGCCATATGTGAAGAGACCCTCACTTGCATGGTGATCATTGCATCAGAGGAAAAGCTGGACCGGACATTGCTGATCAGGAAGCTTCCCAGGAAGACCTATCAGCTAGGTGGTTTCAAGGTTCTCCAGGAATACCAGAGGGCTGTTTATTCAGACCTGGTCGAGGCCATAAACATGAAGGGGCTGATTTTTTACATCAGCTACACATACGTCATTTACTCTGAATAACAAGGAGGTGCTTTAAGATGCCATTAACTCCTCACAACACGGAGCTTTACGAACTGGGACGGGGCAAGCTCTACATCGCGGAGTGGTCCGGAGGCTCTCCGGGAGAGTATGAAGAGGTCGGGAACTGCCCGCGGTTCGAGTTCGAGGTCACGGAGGAAGTCGTCACACACAAGGAAAGCCGGGGAGGGGTCCGCACTAAAGACAAGACCGCAACCCTGGAAGCCGCCTACACCCTGTCCTTTGACCTGGACGAGATCGCGGCGTCCAACATGGAAAAGTATGTCCGGGGCGAAATCGATGCGTCCAATCCCTATTTGATCCACGGAATAACCACTGACGGCCTCAAGAAAGAGTACGCGGTCAAGTTTGTCCAGGACAACCAGGAGGGGCCGAACAAGACTTTCGAGTTTTGGAGGTGCAAGCTGAAACCAGGCGGAGCGCACTCTGTAATCGGGGACGAATTCTCGATTCTGCCGTTCAGCGGAGAAGCCCTGAGCGACAAGACGAACCATCCGAGTTCGCCGTATTTCGACGTCAAGTACCACAGCACGACAACGACATCCAGTTCGACCACGACAACGACAACAGCGTAACTCATTAACCTTACACGAAAGGAGTCCGTATGATCCAGACGGGAACCGTCGAGCTTGGCGAGGAAGGGCAAAAAAGGACCGTCACGGTAAAAGAGCTGACTGTGAGCCAGGTTCTTTCGATATTCAACAAGTTTGCCAAGCCTGCCCAAGATGCCCGCGGGCTCGACGATATGCTGACCGAGGCAAAAGAGCTTTTTTCCATGTCCATCGAGGGCCTCCAGTGGGAAGAGCTGAAAGATTTCGCGCCATCAGAGCTGAAGATGCTCTATGACAAGTTCCGGGAGGTCAACGCCGTTTTTTTCGACGTGGCGCGCTCCCTGGGGATCGAGGAGGCCCTGGGAGAGATAATACGCGCGCTAAAAAGCGACTTTATAAGCATATTTGCCGCCTCCTCGAAAGAGGACACCGCGATGTCCTCAACTACGGATACCGCTATTTCTTAATTTGCCTCGAAGTGACCGCCGAACTAGACCTGGAAAGAGAGCTGGATCTGGCGACCGCCTTTCGCATGTCACAACTGGATAACAAAGCATGGAAGGAGTACGTTAGACATGCCAGCCGGTTCAAAGAGCGACACGTTAGACGTGATTATCCGGGTAAAGGACGCGGCCACAAGAAACCTTCAAAAAGTTGACAGAGGCCTCCAAAAACTACAATCCCGCCTTAAATCCCTACCAAGAGCCGTCTTTAACCTGAAGACGGCCTTCGCCGGCCTGGGTCTGAGCCTGCTAGCCAGGAACTTCACCCAGGCCGCCTCCACAGCAGAGCAATACCGGACCCGCCTGAACGTCCTCCTGGGATCGACCATGGAGGGAAACCGCCTCTTTCAGGAGATGGCGGATTATGCGGGCAAGGTGTCTTTCCGGTATGAGGAGATCATGGGATCGGCCACCAACCTTGCCGGCGTCATGAAAGGGGGCACCGATGAGATAAAGCAGTGGATGCCCCTGATCGGGGATCTCGCTGCGGCTACAGGGCTGTCCCTTCAGGAGACCACGGGCCAGGTGATCAGGATGTACAGCGCCGGCGCTGCGGCTGCCGATATGTTCAGGGAACGCGGGGTCTTGGCAATGCTCGGTTTTCAAGCAGGGGTCTCGTATTCGGCAGAGGAGACGAGAAAGCGCCTGCTGGCCGCTTGGAAGGATCCCGCATCCCAGTTTAGAGGAGCTGCGGGCGAACTGGGAAAAACCTGGGAAGGCCTGATATCCATGATGCAGGACAAATGGTTCCAGTTCCGGAACCTGGTCATGGAGGCGGGGGTATTCGACTATTTGAAAGCCTTGATGTCCACTTTCCTGGACTTCATCAACCGGCTCAAGAAAGAGGGCAAGCTCGACAAGTATGCCCAGGACATGGCCAAGTTCTTTTTAAAAGCAATCAACATTCTCATAAAGGGCGGGGCGGCTGCCCTGGAGGTCATATTGCTGCTGCGAAGGGGCTTTGAAGGGATAAAGTTTGTCCTCAACGCAGTCATAGCGGGCTGGGCCAAGCTGATCGCGATAATCATAACCGGGTACTCGAAGATTGCCGGGATCCTGCATATGAAGGGGATCTCGAAGACACTTCAGGGAGTAGCGGATCGGTTCAATGACATCTCGAAGACCGCCGGGGAAGAAATGAATAAATCTGGCGTGAAGATGGTCGAGCTGGCCGACAAGCAGGGCAAATACTGGAGGGGCGTCTCAGGGTTCATCGAGAACGTTAAACAAAAAACCGAGGAGCTCGGCAAGGCCCAGGAAAAGGAGGAAAAGCGCATAAAGCTCAAACCGCCGGTGGACCTCAAAAAGCTTGAGGCCCAACAGAAATCATACGTCGCGCGGCTCTCAGAGACGACAAAGACAGCTCTCCTGATCCTGGAGAACAGCTACAAGAACGGCAAGATCGCCTTAGAGGAGTATTTCAAAGAGCGCCGGGCTCTTATTTCAAAGGAATTTAAAGCGGAGATAAGCCTTGCCGAGAAATTGGCCGAGCAAGAGGCAGACCCGGCGAAAAAGATAGCCCTCCAGGACAGGGTGTTCAAGCTGAGGCAGGAGTTCAACCGGGCACTCATCGCCCTGGACCAGGAGCGCTTTGAAAAGACGGAGGACCTGGCACAAAAAGAAGTGGACAGGAAAAAGATCCTGGAATCGTTGAAGCTTAGAATCGCAACTGATTTTGCAGGGAATCTCCAGGCACAGTTCCAAAAAGAGCTGGCCGAGATGGATGAGAGGCACCAGGAGGAGATAAAGCGGCTCCAGGACCTCAATGCAAAAAAAGCCGAGATCGAGGAGGCGTACAGGCTCCAGAAACAGGAAAAAGACAAGCTCATGCTCGACCAGGAGCGAAGGCTAAACGAGTACAGGCTCCAGCTCGCCTCAGACACGGCAAAAGGCATGGCAGACGTATTCAACGAGGTCTATGAGCTCTCAGGGCAAAAGCGCAAAGAGTTCTTTTACCTCTCTAAGGGCGCGGCCCTGGCCGAGGCAATCATCAACACGGCCCAGGCTGTTACAAAAGCTATGGCACAGGGCGGAATATGGGGGATCGCCCAGGCAGCCGTGATCGGCGCAAAAGGGGCCATACAGATAGCGAAGATCAGCTCGCAGACCCTCGGATCCGGAGGGCTTGTCCTTGGGAAGTCTCCTTCACCCACCTCAGACGACAAGCTTGTCGCCGCTACATCCGGAGAGTTCATGATGCCTGTCAAGGCCGTCAAAAACTATGGCCTCGGCATCATGGAGGCTCTCCGACGAAATGCTATCCCGAAAAGTATCCTTGAGGGGTGGTCTGTCCCAGGCTGGAGCCGGCCCAGGTTGGGATTCGCGGCTGGAGGAGCTGTCACTGGGGCGACCGTGCCGGCGGGCCAGGGAGTGACTGTCGAGGCGAGCATTTTCAATCTCCAGGATCCCAGGGACTTTGAGCGGCAGCTCGCATCTGCCAGGGGCAAAAATGCCCTGATCAATTTCCTCGGACAGAACAGGCAGACGGTGAGGCGGATATTGAGGGGTTAAATGACGACCATAAACTCATACCTCCTGAAGAAGCCGGACTGGTCTTCCCCGGTGAAGATACTCAAGACCTGGAGGACCGGGGTTCAGAAAGCCGTCCAGTCCGCTGAAAAAAGAGAACGCATATACTCGCGGGCCAGGATCGGGATCCGGTTCGCCCTGACAGCCATGGACTACGCCGAGGCGGCTTACATCCACCGCAAGATATTCAAATACCAGGGCGGGGTCATCGGGGTTCCCCTGTGGCCATACCTGGCCAGAATAACAGCCCAGGCGAGCGCGGGCCAGAAAGAGGTCCAGGTGGAATCAACCGTCAACACCTTCTTCACCCCAGGGAGGATTGTGGTCCTCATGGATCCGGCAAACATGGAGAGCTACGAATCGGGCATGATCGCATCTGTTACGTCAACTGTAATAACACTTGCGGAAAACCTGGAGAACACCTGGGATGCAGGAGACGAGATCGCCCCGGTGATTCCATGCAGGGTTGGGAACTCCAATTCCTTCACATGGGCCACAGACAGGAACTTCAAGATCAGCATTGAGGCGCGAGAGGCGATAGCAGACTAATGGCATATGAAGATTTCACGACATACACGGAAGTTGATGAAGACAATGACATAACCGTCAGCCAGAACCAGATTACCGTGGATACGATGCGGCGGGACGCAGCTTCTTATGTTCACAAGGATTTTGGGTCCGGCGCATTCGGGGACTTCGAGATTCAGTTTGAGGCGACTTGTTCGGCAGTTTCCGGGAATGGCGCCTCTGTAGTCGTCCTAGGGCTGACTAATTCCGGTTTTACCCACGAGGATGCTCTCCAGAACAATGAGGGCATTTTGGTGTACTTTTACTATAGTTCATACTTGAGCCCGACAGATCAGGTTGTGGCTTTGATGAGAGGTTCCGACCAGACCCAGGACTTATATTACTTCTCTTCGATACCGTCCACCTTT